ATTAGCAAACCCATTTAAACTAAATTGAGTACGTGTTCGTCCTGGGCTATAGTGTACTGCCAAATCCATAGCAATAGTCATCATTGCTGGTACACGGTTCTCACCACTTCCATCCATCACATAATCAATATCATCTGGATATGTTGTACTAAAACCTTGCACTAATACTGGAACACGACTAAAGTTTTCTGGTCCGTATGCACTAAATTCAAGTACTGGCGGAGGTGTGCCACGCTCGGGATCTTCTTGTCCAAAGTTCATTTTTGTAACAACACGTAAAAAGTGCAAAGCACCCAGTAGATAGTCTACATCTTCTGTTGATTGTTGTACAAAGTTTGCAGTTACTTGTAACATAGGTGCGCTACTATGTGCAAAAGCATATGGTTGATAGTTTGTATGAGTTAAATCATATTTGTTATACGCAACCTGTGTTTGTGTTGTAATAACTGGAGTATATGGAAATAATATACCACCTTTGGTTCCAAGAACACTTCCTGGTCCTTGTAACGCCTGGTTGTAGCCTGATTTACATACTAGTCTGGCTCTGGTATCTGCCATTTATGTTCTTCCTAATTTTTTATCCATGATTGTCATCACGTCTTTGTCAAAACTTCCAAATAGATCAACAATAAATGCCTGTGCTTGTTCATCATTTAATGTTGCATATTGTTTGCGTAATTCAGTAGCACTGGTTGCTGGCTCGCCCAACACTTTAAATTTTTGTGTGGGAACAACTTCCAAGTAACCGTGCTTGTCGAATGTTTCTTTGTCATTTGTATTGTGCTGATAATATGTTGGCTCGCCGTTTTTCTTTAATCCCACTTTAAAGCGTGGGTTGCCTTCTTCCATGTCTTTTTTACCGACACCGAATACTGCGGCAGTATTACTGGGATCTAAACGATCTAGGATTTCATTTGGTACGTATGGTTGCTTGGTTAACACAATACTGCTTGCTGGTACACCAGTTAGCATCATCATACGCTTTTTGTCCTCAAATGAGAAAGGCGATCCTTCTTCCTGTTTGTCACTAGTAGCGATGAAAACCGCATCATATTTGCTCGCTAAATAGTCGTATACAAACTTGTGACCCTTGTGAAAGGGATGAAAACGACCAGGGTAGATAGCAACAGTGCGATTAGCAACAGCTTCATTAAAAATTTCACATATCAGCATAATAATATCTCCACAACTATTTATACACTGAAAAAACACGTTTTTTTCTGATTGACATGTTGTAATATTATTGCTATAATTATGATACATAAGGAATAATCTATGCCAAAAAGACAAAACTATTTAAATAATAAAGAATTATTAAAAGAAATTCACAAAAGCAAAATGAGTTTTTGCTACTTGGAAGATAAAAAATATTTTCTAATTGACGCAATTATACACGACACAAGTGATTTGACTGACACAGTTATTGCAGAAGCAAAACAAGTACGTGCAGATCGCTTGGCAAATGAACGTCATGCCGCAGACTTGGCAGTGTGGGAAGTAACACCAGGAAAAAAAGCAAAAGACAAACCACGTTTGATTACATATAAATTTGATGGCAGTGAAATTCCATTGGAAGATATAGTTATACGTATAATGACTTTTGAACACATTCCTGAAGAACCTGGACGCAAAAATAAACCCAAGTCAGTAGCTGATCATCATTCCAAGTGTAACTTTCCTCCATACAAACATCTTGCCTGGAGAAACGGCAAATGGGACGAAGTTGCACGTAGCCACTGGCGTGGGGACTTGACAGAAGGCAAATTTAGTGTTACAAAGGGTAAGATTACTGAAAAGCTGGCAAGTATGATGATTATGCTTTGCCATCGTTACAGTATGCGAAGTAACTGGCGTGGTTATACGTATGTTGATGAAATGCGTAGCCATGCACTGGTGCAACTGTCGCAGATCGGTTTGTATTTTGATGAATCAAAATCACAAAACCCGTTTGCATACTACACAGCGGCAATAACCAACAGTTTTACTAGAGTATTAAATTTGGAAAAACGTAACCAGAACTTACGTGATGACTTGTTACAACAAGCTGGTCAAACACCGAGCTTTACTCGTCAAATTGAAGACGAAACATCTCAACGTAAGGCACGTGAAGAAAAAGAAACAGAGTATCACGAAAAAATGGAACAAGAAATGAAAGATGCAGGATACAACGTAATATGAGTCAATTTTTTAACAAAGTTGCATGTTTTACAGACATTCATTTTGGTAACAAAAACAATAGTAGGCAACACAATGACGATTGCGAACGGTTCATATACTGGTTTATTGAGCAAGCTAAAGCTGCTGGCTGTGAAACTTGTATATTTTTGGGCGATTGGCATCATCATCGTAGCAGTGTCAACGTTAGTACACTAAACTATACTGTGCCTAATATTAAACGACTAAGCGAAGCATTTGAAAATGTGTATATGATCATGGGCAACCACGATCTATATTATCGTGAAAAGCGTGAAATCCACAGTGTGCCGTATGCAGACTTACATGAAAATGTACACATTATTAATGATAATATGATTGAGCGTGACGGTGTTACACTTGTGCCTTGGCTAGTGGAAGAAGAATGGAAAAAGATGACAAAGCTGAAAAGCCGTTATGTCTTTGGTCATTTTGAATTACCAAACTTTAAAATGAATGCTATGGTCACAATGCCAGATCATGGCGGACTTAAAGCAGAGGATTTTACTGGTCCTGAATATGTGTTTAGTGGACATTTCCACAAACGACAGTACAACAAAAATGTTCATTACCTAGGCAGTCCCTTCGCACACAACTATGCGGATGCATGGGATGATGAACGTGGTATGATGATACTTGAATGGGATGGCGAACCACAATATATTAACTGGCCTGATGGTCCTAAGTATCGTACACTGCCATTAAGTAAGCTCATTGATAATCCAGATTATTATTTGAGCGAAAATACGTATTGTAGGGTAACACTGGATGTACCCATCAGCTATGAGGAAGCAAACTTCATTAAAGAAACATTTGCTAAACAATATAAACTCAGAGAAATTGCACTAATGCCTGCTAAAAAAGAAGAGCATGCAACAGACTGGAAAACTGACAATGAAATAGAGGTTGAAAATGTGGACCAGATAGTGTATAATCAATTAAAAGCTGTTGATAGTGATATGATTAACAGCAAAATGCTAATGGATATCTATGCAAACCTATGATTAATATTAAAAACGTAACCGTAAAAAACTTCATGAGTGTGGGTAACGTTACGCAAGCCGTACGGTTTACTGACGCAGGACTAACACTTGTACTGGGGAATAATGTGGATTTGGGTGGTGATGGTAGCCGTAATGGTACTGGTAAAACCACAATTATTAATGCACTCAGCTATGGACTATATGGCACTGCACTAACAAATATCCGCAAAGACAACCTAATTAACAAAACTAACAACAAAGGAATGTTGGTTACAGTTGATTTTGAAGTTGACGGAATGGAATATAGAGTAGAGCGTGGACGTAAACCTAATATTTTTAAATTTATGGTTAACAACCATGACATGTTGGAAAACGGAACTGATGAAGGTCAGGGCGAAGGACGTTTAACACAACAAGAAATTGAAAAACTGTTGGGTATGAGTCATACTATGTTTAAGCATATTATGGCATTAAACACTTATACCGAACCGTTTTTAAGTATGCGGGCAAACGATCAGCGAGATATTATTGAGCAATTGCTGGGTATTACTATGCTTAGTGAAAAAGCCAATGTACTTAAAGATCAAATGAAAGACACCAGAGATGCTATCAAGGAAGAAGAATATCGCATTAAAGGGGTAGAAGAAGCAAATACGGCTATTTCCAAAAGTATTAAAGATCTGGAACGCCGCCGTAAAGTATGGGAAGACAAGAAGGCAAGCGATATTGTAGCTTTTGAAGAAGCAATTAACGAATTAGAACATTTGGATATTGAAGCTGAATTAGCGGCACATGGTGAGCTAGCAGTGTTTCATGTTAATTTACAGCGCCGTACTCAATTAGAGGACTGGATTAGCAGTATTAATTTTGACAATGCTAAACAAGAAAAGCTAGTTGAGAAGCTAGGAAAAGAAATCGCATTGCTGGTTGATCACAAGTGTCATACTTGTGGACAAGAACTGCACGACGATAAACAAGAAGAAATTCTCAAATCAAAAGAACTGCAGAAAACAGATGCTGCTATGCAGGTATTAACAAATGATACACAGTTGCAAGAGCATCAGATTGCATTAGATGCGCTAGGCGCAGTAGGCTCAGCACCAGTAACCTTTTATGAAAATGTGAACGATGCGCACGATCACAGAAATAAAGTGGTGCAACTTCAGGCACAATTGGCTAACAAACAGGCAGATCAGGACCCATATACAGATCAAATAGAGGCACTACAAAACGAAGGCTTGCAAGAAATTTCCTGGAATAAAATGAATGATCTTAATAATCTACGTGATCATCAGGACTTTTTGATGAAACTGCTAACTAATAAAGACAGCTTTATACGTAAGCGTATTATTGAACAAAACTTATCTTACTTAAACACACGACTTGGCTATTACTTAACTAAACTAGGCTTACCACATGAAGTACAATTCCAACCAGACTTAACTGTAGAAATTACAGAACTTGGTCGTGAATTAGACTTTGACAACTTATCTCGTGGCGAACGTAACCGACTTATCCTTGGCTTATCTTGGGCATTTAGGGATGTATTTGAAAGTATGAATACACCTATTAATTTTATGGCAATTGACGAACTAGTAGACTCAGGCATGGATAGCAACGGTGTAGAATCATCGTTGGGCGTACTGAAAAAAATGGTACGTGAAAGGAATAAAAACGTTTTCTTGATCTCACACCGTGATGAACTTGTAGGGCGTGTTAGTAACACACTACAAGTATTAAAAGAAAATGGTTTTACTACGTTTAATGCGGATACAGATTATGTCGAAGAATAAAGAAAATGAATATAATCAAACAATTACATTGACAGACCCTGATACAGGTGCTACATTAAGTATACCAGAAAGTAATGTAACTACATGGGACGACGATTACATTACCATTACCAGTGATGACACAAAAACCATTACACTTAGTGATTATGTTAATAATGATTTTATTGATTACAGTGATTTAACTACAATTTATGAACGTCCCAATGAAAAAACTATTAGAAAAAAATATACAGGACACAAAAAGATAGATGATATCAGCGATATTGGTATCCATACATTAGAAAAAATGAGTAAACGTGGCGACAAGTGATTGGCAGTACAATGGGCAAGTAGTATCAGAACTTCCAGAATCATGTGTAGGCTTCGTCTATCTTATTACAAATATAACCAATAATCGAAAATACATTGGCAAAAAATTAGCTCAATTTAAAAAAACCAGACCTCCTCTCAAAGGCAAAACACGTAAAAGACGTACAACTGTTGAAAGCGATTGGCGCACATACTGGGGCTCAAGCGAACATCTAAATGCAGATGTTGCACAACTTGGCGAAGATAAATTTACTCGTGAAATACTATACTATTGTGAAAGCAAAGGCGAATTATCTTATCTCGAAGCAAAAGAACAATTTGATCGCGGCGTATTAGAAACAGACGAATATTACAATGGCATTATAAATGTAAGAGTTGGTGGCAGTAACATACTGCGTCAACGACTATTAGAACACCGCAAAACCCTGGCTATTAAATCTTCTCAATAAAATTATCATAGCAACCGTGTTTGGTCGAGGCTCCTCGACCCACCAAGATTCTGCCGAGGTA